ACGGATGGGCAGATGGTTTCGTAGAAAAAGACTTCTCATTCGATATTACTGGTGGAGAAGACTTCATGGGTAACGTTGCTGCACAAATCGCTAACTACAAAGAAACAGTAAACAGCGGTTACTTGTATGCAATCCTTAAAGGTATTTTCGCTATGACAACTGGTGAATTTGCTGAAAAACACACATTTGATATTAGTGCAGAAGCTGATGAAGCTGCTAATATTGGAGCTACAACTCTTAATGATGCTACACAAAAAGCTTGTATGCAAGATAAAAATAAATTTAAACTTGTATTCATGCACAGTGTACCAGCTACAAACCTTGAAAACTTGAGACTTATCAAGTACATGCAATACACAGATAAAGATGGTATTCAAAGAGATCTTGCACTTGCTACATGGAATGGTCGTGCATTAATCATTGATGACTCACTTCCAGTTGAAACAGATGCTACTGGTGCTAAATACACAACTTATGTACTTGGTGAAGGTGCATTTGTATACGAAGATTTAGGTGTTAAAGTTCCATATGAAATGGATAGAAACGCATCTAAGAACGGTGGTGAAGATACACTTTATATTCGTGAAAGAAAAGTACTTGCTCCAAGATACATTTCATATAAAGATGATTCAAAGGTTTGCCCAGATGAAACAGACTTTGAAAAAGGTGAAAACTGGGAACTTGTAAGCGATGGTGAATCTAACTATGTTGACCACAAAGCAATCGCTATTTCAAGAATTATTTCAAGAGGTTAATAATAAGACACTCTTAATTGAGTGTCTTACAAAAACCTTTTAAGGAGTAAATAGATGTTAGAAGATGTTAAAAAGAGACTTGCGTGGATTGGATACACCTATACGGAAGCTGATAAAGAGTTTCTTGAGTATCTGATTAAGAAAGTGTCAAATGACGTTACTGAGTTTTGTAATATAAAAGAAATTCCAGCTAAATTAAATTACTATGTAATTGATAAAGTAGCTGGTGAGTTCTTAATGAATAAAAAAGATAGTGGTTCATTGAATATGACTTCTATTGATTTTGATGGCATTGCTAAATCATTACAAATGGGTGATACAAAAGTTGAACTAGCTGTAGAGAATATTAAGTCTCCAGAGCAAAGATTCGATGCTTTAATTAACTATCTTGTAACTAGCAAAAAAGAGCTATTAGTTTCATTTAGACAGTTAAGGTGGTAAGGGTATGCTTTTAGATAACAAAAAGTTTTTGAAATTATTATTCGATCCAAATAACGGTGGTTGCACATTTACATTCACCACGAAAGAATATAAACAAGATCCAGAAACTGGTAGAAGTAAGTCAGTAGAAGTGACTCATCCTACTACTGGAGCATACGATGGTCGCTTAAGTAAAGAAACTATTCGACCAACTGACACAAACGGTCTAACTGAAGTAGTGCAAACTTTGAAACTATTTACTTATCCAGAAATTGATATACCAGCTGGATCAATAATTAACGTTACTCAAGGTGACGTTACAACTAAGTATCAACATAGTGGTGAACCAGCTATCTATACTTCACATCGAGAAATTCCAATCGAATTATGGAGGAAGAAGGCTTAATGGCTAAAGAATACACCATTAAAGAATTTGCTAGACTTTGTGGTGACATCGCTGATGGTAAGGTAGACCGATTGTGTACTAATGTTGTTAAGGAAGTGGGAGATGTCTTTTTAGATGAAGTCATCAAAAGAACTCCAGAACACAAAGGTGGTTATGAATTTCCAGAAAAGTGGAACGGTGGTGGATATTCTAAATCTACAACTGGACTTAAAAAAGGCTGGGAAGCAAACCGAAATGCTCAAGTTAGTAGAGGATCAAACGTATATACTATGGTTCTTACTAATAAGGCTAAAAGTAGTTACACAAGTGGTTATTCTGGTAAGAGTAGAACTGATTACTATGCACATTTTGTTGATGAAGGATTCACGATTAAAGGTGGGTATAAACCTATTTTAGATGCACGTGTTCCGACATCATTTAAACAAGGTGTTAAGTTCACAGATAATGCCATTAACGCTACAGATAGGAAAATTAATTCGATTGTGGGTAAAGAAGTAGAAAAATGGTTTAATGAGGTATTCTAATGAAACGAAAAATAATAAATGCGGTTACGAAACAAATCTATACCAAATTTGGTTATGAACGTATCTTCACTGACGAAGTGGAACAAGGTGTTAAATTACCATATGCGTTTGTTACAGCTGAACCATCTCCAAGGGTGAAAAAAGCTGGTGACAGATATGAGGAAACCACCACTGTATCAGTAATAATCGAGATCGATTCATCTGATGATATGTTTGATAAACTTGACGTAATAGGCACACAACTAGAAGAATATTTGGAATATATCACATTAAGCGATGGTGATAAATTACGAGGTGATAATTTCCACAGCGTAGTTCAAAATGGGTATATCGATTTTACAGTTGATTATAAGTATTTTATAAGAAAAATTAAGACTGCTGATGAAATGATGCAGAATGTCGCTACAGATGTAGTGATTGATTAATAAATTAAAGAGGAGATTAAAATATGGCATTAGGTGGAGGAACATTTGTTAAACAAGACAAACCATTGCCTGGAACTTATGTGAATATCGTTAGTAAAGTTGTAAATACTGACGTGCTTTCACAAAGAGGTTCTGTTGGTCTATTGTTAGCTGGTAAAGCTACTGACGATTTTGCAGTTGATACTGTTAAGAAAATCGCTGCTTCTGAGTTTAATGGTAATGCTGAAGCATTGTTTGGTGTATCAGCTAGTGATGCAAGCTTACAACCACTTAGAGAAGTGTTCAAACATGCAACTTACGCATATGTTTATAAAGTAGATTCTACAAAACATGTGAGTGATGTGATCATTACAGACTATGCTAACTTCTTGGAAGCAATCCAAGCTTATTCAGTAAACGTAGTTGTATGTGAAAGCGAAGTAGTAGACGTTATCGAAGACGTGGTAGAGTTTGTTAAACAAGTTCGTAATGAACATGGTATTAAACTTCAAGTAGTTGTTCCATACGTAGAAGGTATGGCTGCTCCAAACTATGAAGGTGTAATTTGTGTTTATGACGATGTTAGATTAGTAAACTGGGTAGGTGGTGCTTGTGCTGGTTGTGCAATTAACGCATCTCTTACAAATAGCGTTTACGATGGTGAGTTAGATCTCACAATTTCACATTCTCAAGCTGAACTCGTTACATTACTTGAAGATGGTTACTTTGTATTCCATAGAGTAAGTGATGACTATAGAGTATTGGAAGATATTAATACATTGGTATCTACTACTGAAGATTGTGTAGATGTGAACATTATTAAATATAATCAATCTGTTAGAATTGCAGACCAAATTGCAACTGACAGTGCAATTATTTTCAATAATGAATTTTTAGGAAAAGTTCAAAACAATGCTGATGGAAGAATTAGCTTGTGGAACAGACTTGTTGATAACAGAAAAGAACTTGAGAGATTGGGTGCTATCGAAGGATATGGTTCTGAAGATACAACCGTTTCTATTGGTGATAGCAAAGGTGCTGTTGTAATCAATGATAAAGTTACAATCGTTAATACTATGAGTCAATTATATTTGACTGTAATGGTACAGTAGGAGGTAGAACATGGCTGTTACAATGAACGCAAAAGATGCGATTAGTGCAAAACTTGCCACTGCTTATGTAATTGTAGGTTCAAACCGTTATTTGTTATTCCAAGCTAAGAATTTGGAAGCAACTTTTGAAAAGAATAAATCAGAAGTTGCTATTCTTGGTAAAACTGGTGTTGGTCATAAGTCAACTGGTTGGAATGGAACTGGATCTATGACAATCTACAAGAACACTGAATTGTTCGATGATATGTGCGAAAAATTCAAATTAACTGGTGAAGATACATATTTTGACTTACAAATCACTAACGAAGATCCTACAAGTGCAGCTGGAAGAAGTACTAAAATTCTTAAAGGCTGTAATATAGATGGTGCTGTAATTGCAGCATTTGATGCAGATGGTGAATGGTTAGAACAAGACGTAGACTTCACATTTGAAGACTATGAATCACCAGAAAAATTCTCAGCGTTAGCTGGTATGTAATCATAAAATTAAAATTAAGGAGATATTATTATGTCTGGTTTAAGTGCGTTTTTTCAAGAAAATGTAGAGCAACCAAAAAATGTTAAATTTGTTGCTTCTAAGAGATTTAAAGATAGTAAGGGTAAACCTATGGAATGGGAGATTCGAGCAATTAGTTCTCAAGAAAACGAAGAACTAAAGCGACAAGCTACCAAACGAGTACAAGTAAATGGTAAGAAGAATCAATACATGCCAGAGTTAGATACTGGTAAGTATCAAACTTTAGTTTGTGCAAAATGTACAGTGTTCCCAAATTTGAACGATGTTGAATTACAAAACAGTTGGGGAGCAATGTGTGCTGAAGAATTACTTACTAAAATGTTGTTAGCTGGTGAACTTACTGAATATAGTCAAAAAGTGTTGGAAATCAACGGTTTTGCTATGGAAGATGATCTAATAGAAGAAGCAAAAAACTAATAGAAGGAGGTGATAGTGATGCTAGTATAGCACACTATTGCCTCCATAAATTTAATTTGCTACCTTCAGAGTTTCTTAAACTTGATGTGAAAGAACGAGCTTTTATAACAGCATCTATTTTACTTCAAGTTGAACAAGAAAAGGCTGAACAAGCAAAGATTAAAAAACCTAGAAGGAGATAAGTGAATGGCTACTGGTGGAAAAATAGTCAGAGTTGTCATTAAAGCTGAAGACCAAGTTTCCAGAGTGTTTAAGCAAATGCAAAGACAACTTGACAGACTTGAACGAGCTACTCTTTCTACTAATAGAACAGTACAGAGGATGGGTGCAACTGCCACATCACAATATTCACGAGTTTCACAAGGTATATCTACTGCTACTAGAAATCAAAATGCGTTTAATTCATCTGTTGTCAGAAGTTTTAGCCCACTTAAACAATTAGGTGATGCTATTAAAACAATAGCAGTTACATACTTAGGTATGAACGCTGCTGAAACAATAATTAAAACGAGTGATGCGGTTACGCTTTCTACTGCTCGTTTGAAATTATTCAATGATGGTCTCCAAACAACCGAAGAACTAACTGAAATGATCTATCAATCTGCTCAAAGGTCGAGAGGTTCTTATCTTGACATGATGGATTTGGTATCAAAATATTCTGCTGTTGCAAGTGATAAGTTTGGTAGTACTCAAAATGTCGTAGCATTTACAGAAACATTGCAAAAGATGTTTACTGTTTCTGGTGCAACTGGTCAAGAAATTTACTCTGCTGCGTTGCAGTTAAAACAAGCTCTTGGTACTGGTCGATTGATGGGTGAAGAATTTAGAGCTGTATCTGAAGCTGCTCCATTATACACTCAAGCTATTGCTGAGTATATGACTGGTATAGGTAAATGGGGAGAAGTTGGAATAGGTGATCTTAAAAAACTTGCATCTGAAAGTCAAATTACAGCTGATGTCATGATAGGTGCTATGTTTGCTGCCAGTGATGATATTAATAAGAAATTTGAAGACATGCCTTATACATTCGACCAAACTTGGACTCAAATGAAAAACACTGTCATAAGAAGTCTCGATGAAGTTTGGAAGAAATTGACCTCATTATTAAGTAACGGTGAGTTGGATAAATTCTTTAGTATATTAGGTGGTGCAATAGTAACCGTTGCAAACGTAATGGTGTTAATATTCAGTGCTGCTGTTAAAATCTTTAACTTTATATCTGATAACTGGTCATTAATAGCTCCTATTGTATGGACTATTGTATTAGCGTTAGCCGCAATGAACATCCAATTACTAATTGCTAAAACTAGAACTGTAGCATTATTTATAGTGGGTGCAATTAGTAAAATATTTGGTGTATTTGCAAGTGTTATTACAATGGTTAGAATGGCGATTGGTTTATACACTGGAAGTACTGCTGCTGCATCTGCTGTTACATTGATGTTTGGTAGTACAGTTGCGTTTGTTATTTCATTAATCGCCATTGGAATAATTATAATAATCGGATTAGTTTATCTCGTTGTGGCAGCTATAAACAAAGTAACTGGTGCGACAATCAGTGCGACTGGTGTAATAATGGGTGCTATATTTACGTTAGGTGCGTTTATATGGAATATAGTTGTTGGAGTACTAAAGGGTTTACTTCAGTTGATTGATACAGCAGTTAATATTGTGATAAGTATAGTTGAATGGGTATTAAACGTAATTAACGGTGGATTTAATAGTTTTGGCGATGCTGTAGCTAATTTAATCGGTACTATTATAGGTTGGTTCTTATCTTTAGGTACAGTTGTAACGACAATTATAGATGCTATATTCGGAACAAATTGGACTGCTGGACTTAAATCATTAAAAAGTAGTGTTACTAAATGGGGTAAAAACGAACAAGCTATTACCCTTGAACGTAGCTCATTAAGTGATAATCTTGCTATTGACAGATTGGGATATGGTGATGCTTATAAGTCTGGATATAAATTTGGTCAAGGTATTGATGATAAAGTAGGAAGTATGTTTGGTGGTTTAGGAAGTGGTGGACTTGATTCGCTTGGTTCTGAACTCCCAAGTTGGGAAGACTTTTCTACTGGATTAGGTGATATAGCTGGAGATGTAGGTGATATAGCAGACAATACTTCTATATCAAGCGAAGACTTAAAATATCTCAGACAGTTGGCTACACAAC